CACCACCAGCTCCAACATTACGATGTGCTGTTACTTGACATCCAAACCCGGTGGCCATGTTAGAGCCAGTAACCGTAATAAATACTGGTTGTCCTTGTGCATCAAATGAGGCACCTCCCGGATATCCAGGAACGACTCCCATATCAGATAACTCAACAACGTGTCTAATAACTCTTGTGTCAAAGTTTTGCGTAGTGGTATATGTCCAACTGCCAGTATTCATTGTAGGTATGTACATTAAACCTTGGCCAATTACACCAAAAGTGATTCCAAAAACACCAGAAATAACGTTGCCTTTGCCGGTCTGGCCATTAGCTGATAATCCCATAACCACCATTTTTGTTTCTCCTTCCATAAAGACACAAAAATCACTTATACCAAACTCAGTAATAGGAAGTGCACGTGCAATATTCTTACCGTCAGAAAATCCGGTGGAAGTATCTAACAAAGTTTCAACTCCTTTTCCAAATCCTTTTCCTGAACCACTTACAACTGTAATCTGTTTTGCAGTAACTGCTCCATCATGTGTTACTTCAAACCCATTTGAATCTATAAAAAGAGGCTGGGTTGAATCAGCAATTGTAACACCTACTGTCTCTAGTTTATTTGCTCCTATAGAAAATCCTCCAATTTTACCACCGGTTGCATTTATTGTACCATCTGATTTTAATTGAAAATTTGATGATGAAATTTCTATATTTCCATTAGATCCAGATAAAAATTGAGATCCTTGTTGACCTAAGAAAAATTTTGGTGTATTAATTTCTACATCACTACCACTTAAAAATATTGTTTCTGTTCTTATATCTAATATAGCCGGGTCTGTTCTAAATCTGAAGTAATTATTTTCATTAGCAACCATTTCTAATCCAACACCATCATAAGTTGTAGTTGATTGTTCTGGTAATGCAGAACCAGAAAATAATAAAAATCCTCCGGGTCCGGAGCCTGTTGCTTCATTGAATCCAGGATATCCTAATGATCTAACATATCCGGTGTTTTTCTTACCTGCAATTTCAACCCCAGTTTCTAGAGTGTCAGCAACATATAATGAACCAGTCATCATTGAAAATGGTCCGTCAATGTAACGATTGCCTCCTTCAAAATTCTGATTATTTAAAATACTAACTGTTTTACTTTTATTTCCTGCTATATTATAATATTCTATTTTAAATGATAACTGATTATCACTTTTATGTTCAACAGGTACCAATGTTCGTAATCTTGTAAAATTTTCTGTAAATCCAAATTCAGCGTCAGATGTTACCGATATTTCTGAAAATTGCCATTTACCTTTTTCTAGTACAAATATTAATGTTCCATTACCAGTATGATCTGGTTCAAATATAAATTCTTGATCGTCATATCTTTTTGTATCAGCAGTTGTTGTTATTTCTCCAATCTTTTTACATAAGTTATTGTGAGTAGGGTTAGTTCCTAAATTTGCATTTAATAAGTCAGTTGCAGGATTAAATGCTGATCCGGATAAGTATATTGATACTTTAGGATCAAATGTAGAACTAGCTACTTTATGTGCTATAGCATTAAAACTTAATTTATATTGACAATTTTTTATAAATGTTCCTGGATATCCATCTATGTAAAACAATTGAAAATTGTCAAATTCTGAATTTCCATCTGAAGTTCTTTTTGGATCTGACGAATTCATTAATGAGCTAGAGTCATAAGATAAAATTCCTCCGGAAGTAGTACCATTTACAACTTTGTCAAGTCCCCAATATGTGTCTAAAACGTTTTGTGAAGTAATCGATCCGAGTGGTATATCTGGAGTAATTACATTTGTAGAATCAATAAATATTTCAGTTGGAGTTAAATCTATATCATTAATTAGTTCATAGTCTCCAACGGTACCGTTATTAGATGCATATATTTTCATTCTAGAAACTGCTCCAGATTGCGGATCTAAATTACTAACTTCAGTGATTGCAAATGATTGTGAATTTTGTGTTACTGTAAATATTGGAGATACTGTAAAATCAATTAGATAATTTGATGCATCAAAATCAGTATATTTTTGTGGTTGTAATGGTAATGCACTAGATGTATATGTAAATGTAGACTCCATTAATAATGAAGTATCATTTAAAACTTTTTTAATTTTTGATGTATATGATGGAGTTGAATTTAATGTTACTCCAGAGTCAGGTATTGGATTAACTGGATTAGTTACTGATAATGTTCCTCCTAACATATCATTGTGAAATCGAATTGATGAGTCTTCTGCTAATATAATAGGTTTATTATTTCGTTCTATATATTTAACTTTCCCGATGGTATACGATTGATTTTGAGGGTCTGCTCCAGATTTTCCTGTTGTAGGAAATGATCTATCTAATTGTACTCCAATTTGTTCTGTAATATTAATAGTTGGTTCACCGGTAAAAATAATTTCAGATTCATTATTAACCGTTGGAGTAATAGGAACAAGTTTAGACCATATTGTATTAACTTTTCCTTGTTTGTCTTGCGGCACTGTTTGTCCGTTAATTTGGGTAATTTCAGTACCTAATGTTATACGACCATCGCCTTCGGCTGTGTCTGGATATATGTATATTGCAATTGCTCTAGAGCCATCATCTTCCAGATAGTCTAACATTTCAGTATATATAGCATCATTATTAGAATCTAATACTTCTATTTCAATAAATGAGCCTTCTCTTAATGTATTTGAATTACCTTGTATTTTTAATACATTTTTACCAGCTGTAAGCCTAGTAGGGAATTGAGTTACACGAAATATATCTGGTGATGTATCGCTTTCGTCACGAAAATAAATTCCGGGTCTATTATATAATATTACATTATTTAAACGTGTTTTTCTTGGCATAATAAAACATACTTCTATTTTTAATAAATATTACGTATGTTGAATATGGCTGAAATTTTCTATTTTATTAACTTCAATTAAATTATCAACCATATCACGCATTGATTCTACATGAGATATAATAATTGAAAAGTCAAATTTAGATCTAAAATATTCAAATAAATTTGTTACTGAAGATATATGTTCTCTATCTAAACTGCCCCAGCCTTCATCTATTGCAATGAAATTTGGTCTTGGTAATGCTGATACATTAATTAATGAAACACGAATTGCTAATGATGATATAAATCTTTCCATTCCAGATGTTAATTCTAATGGCCAAAAATTATCTTCATCATATATAATATAACCATTAATATTTTTGCCATCAGTATTTAATACCATATTGAAATCCACTACTTGATTTAAAACGTTGTTTATTTCAGTTTCAATTTTAGGTAATGCTTTTTTGATTAACTCATATGGTACCCCGTCTCTTTTTACAGATTTTAAATAATATTCATATGCTTTATATTCAGTTTCTAATTGTTTATATGTATCTAATTGTTCTAACGCTGTTTTCTTTTTAGTTTTAGCTACTTCAATTTCTCCATGGTTAGATTTAATTTTATTTGTTATACCTTTTAATGTAGATGCAATGTCTGTTATTAATTTCTTTTTGTTAGATATTTTTTCATCAATAGATTTATTATGAACTATTGCAGACTCATTTTTTTGAAATAAATCTTGTCTTTCTAAACAAGTTTCTAATTCAGATTCTTTTGTTTGCATATCACTTTCAAATACCTGTAATTGTAATTCATGTTTATCTAATTGATTTCTAATATCTTGTTTCTCTTGAACTTTGTCTATTTCATCTTGTAAAATATTTAATTTAAGTTTAGAAGCTCGCTGAATTTGTTCTTCTTTTAGTAAGTTTTTTTCTTCTAGCGGAATTTGTTTTTCTGCTTCTTTGGCTTCTTGTACAAATATATTTGAAACACAATATTTGCAGTCTGTATCATATTCATGATCTTTTAAGTGATCAATTTTTTCTTGTAAATATGTAAGTTCTGATTGATGTCTATATATCCATCTAGTAGATTCTTTTAAAGACTTATTAACATTATCTTTTTTTATATTTAAAACATTTAAATCTGATTGAAAGTCGTATTCAGATGCTACTTTACATTGACTACTTAATATTGCAGTTACGTCTTCTAATTCATGAATCTCTTTTTGTAATTCTTCAATTGATTCTTCTAGATATATTTGTGTATCTTGTAATTCTTCAATATCAGGTCCTTCATATGACATTGGCTGTTTTGATTCAATTAATTCTACAATATCATTTTGTAAATTATTTCTTGAATCTTGTAACTCATTATCATTTTTTTCTAATTCAATTATTGTATCTTGATTTGCAATAATAATATCATCTGATTCTTTTATTATAGATCCAAAGTCTGTTTTCTTATATTCTTTTAATTTACCAGAAGTTTCTTTTATTTCTTCTGATGCTAAGTGATATAATTGCTCAAATACTGTAGTGTCTAAGAATTGTGATAATAAGTCTTTTCTTTCTCTTTGAGACTTTTCTATAAAATTATTATTATCAGCTTGTAATGAAAATGCAGTTAAAATAAAGTCATCATATGTTCCTAAATATCTTCTAATACTTTTATTTGTATCACTTCGTTCTTCACCGTTTAAATTTTGATCTTCATTATAAAAATTTACATTAACTTTAACATGTCCATGTTTTAACGTTATACCTTCTCTTTCAATAGTATATAATTTATCATTTAATTTGAATTTAAAGATTCCTTTGAACCCAGACTTTTTATTATTTAAAACTTCTTTTGATTTGCTTGTTTTACTACATTTATCAAATATCGTGTATGTTATTGCATCTAATAAAGAAGATTTACCAGAAGCGTTAGCAGCAAATAATCCTATTACATCTGATAATTTTGAAAATTCAACTTTATTTTTTTCTCCATAAGAAAACATGTTTTCAAATTCAAATGATACAGGATACCATGTAACATTTCTAACTGATTCTAATACAGGTAATTTTGAATTAATTGTTCTATTAATATGTCTTATTGCGTCTAATTCTTTTTTATCAGCATCCGGGAAGTTATCTTCAATAAACGTTGTTATTAATTTATTTTGATGTTCTACATCTCTAACATTACCTATTGCAATTGAACCATTTTGGTTACTATCAACATGATTAGCAGATCTTTGGATTGATATATCTTGTACTTTATATTTTTTTCTAATAGTAGCTATTAATTTTTTAATGTCAGATGCATCTGTATCATTGAATTTAATTCTTACTCTAGGTTTAGTTGGAACTCTATGTGGAGAGCTAATAATTTGTGCATTATCCACTTCAAAAGTAACATATCCATAATCATTTTGTATTTCTATAAATTCAGACGAACGATCGGCTAGATCCCACACTAATATACCGTGATCAAGTGCTTCTCCGTGGTTTTGTTGTATCAATGACCCAGGATATCCAATTGTTTTCTGAGTGTTTAAGAACTGTGCAGGTTTGTGTATATCGCCTAGTAATGTTAAGTCATGTCCTTCGAATAAATCTATAGTTACATGATCATTTGATATTTGAAATCCTATATCTGTTTTTGCGTTATGTACAGCTCCATGATGTAATGCTATCTTATAATGTCCATTAAAATCTTTTGCTTTGATATAATCTTTTGGAGCAACATCAACCGCCATATGATTAAATACAACATTAGCAAATTTAAATAATCCATTATCTTTTATGAAATGAATATTATCATTATTAATAACATCTAATATTGGAGATATAGCATCTAATCGATATAAATTATTTAAATTCATATCATGATTACCTAATATAACAATTGTAGGTATATGAAATCCATTAAAGAATTTTGTTAACATGTTAATTAACTCCGGAGACATATCTAATTTAGAATGAACTATATCACCTGTTAATACACAAATACTTTGATCTGTTGCATGTTGTGCTATATGTAAAAATAAGTTTTCAAATACTTGTTCATATTCTTTATGTCGTTTCAATGTTCGAATATGTATATCAGATATATGAAATATCTTATCAATTGCATTAATATTTGTTTTTAATGTTTTTATTTCCATAATGAATTTATTTCCATTGTCATCAATTCTTCAAAAGAAAATTGATATGTGTCTTCAATTTTTTCTGTTATCCTTTTATATCCCATTTCATTAGGATCTTCTTTATCTAATTTAACTAGATATACTTGTATGCCTTCCATTAAAAACGTTTGAGCTATACGTTTTGCATTTATTAATGCATCTTGATCTAAACATATATAAATTTCTTTGACTCCTTCTTCAATTATTTTTATCCGGAGTTTAGGATTAATCATTTTACCAAATAATGGTATTGCATTTCTTTTAATAGTTATTGCATCAAATGCTCCTTCACATAATATAATAGGTTCATTCCAATTTATTAACATATCAAATCCTATTATATCTTTTGATATTTTTGGATTCTTATGTTTATATGGATCATTTTCATAGAATGCTCTTGATACAAAATAATTTAATTGTCCTGTAGAATCATAACTTGGAATAATAATTTTACCAGAATAAGGCCCGGATTCTGCATATCCTATTCTGTATCGAATTATATCAAATATATTTATTCCACGTTTTTGTAAATAATATATTGCATTTTTATAATCAGGAGTTTTTCTTTCTAACCATAATGGTTTATATTCTTCTGGCAATTGTATTATTTCTTCAATTTGTTTTTTATCGTTTGAATTATCTCTATATTTTGATCTTTCAATTAATTTTCCTAATTTTTCAAATTTGTCTTTTGATAAATTTAATTGTTTAAATAAAGAATGTATTGATCTACCTTTTTTATCAGATATCCAACAATGCCATGGATTTTGTCCTTCATTAGTTGTATTTAGATCAATTTCTAGTTTAGGTTTATAATGAGAAGTAAACGGAGAGAAGAATGCAATATTATTTCCAGATGTTGGCTTTCCTTTACCTAAAACAGATTCTAATAATTGAAGTAATTTAAGATTCTTCATACAATATTATTATAAGAAAATAAACTGAAAGATCAAAAGTATTGGCTTTATATTATATGTTAGACACAAACATTACATTAATGGTCTAACGAATCATCATTTAATAATAATTAACATTATATATTAAAAGATTTCATCTTTATATTATTATAATAAGAAAATAATGAAAATTTTTCAAAGATCCAATAATTAATTAAAAAAATTTAATATCGTAGGATCTTCTCCTTCTTTACAACATTCTTGCAACCATTCAGTTGGTATATCTTTTTTTGAAACATGTTGTATTCCTAACTTCTTAGCATAAGCTTCATATGTTGTTTTAGAACCTTTTGATATTTTTTGATTTGGATTCTGAAATACCATCCTTAAATCTATTCCAGGATTTGAAGCTAATATATGTTTCATTTTTTGTCTATCAGTACTAGTCCATCTTCCTTTTGTTTCTATATACATTATAGACCCATTCTTTTTTGTAAAAATAAAATCTGGTGTATATTTTGAATTTTTTTGTGGCACTACGTATTGTAATGTTTCTGTTTCATAGTTTACAGGATACTTTGCTTCTTTAATTTGATCTGCTACTTTTACTTCTAGGCCAGATCTATATCCATATTTATACGCTGCTTGGCGTTGTTTATTATTTGAATGCCAATGATTTTTCATAACTTTTT